CGTTGATAGCTTTGAGATCACGAATGTATTTTAAGCAATCAATCGTATTTCGAGCAAAACGGCTAATTGATTTAGTAACGATTAAGTCAATCTTGCCTGCTTTACAAGCGGCAATCATTTTATTGAACTGTTCTCGCTTCTTGGTGTTGGTTCCAGAGATTCCATCATCGGCGAAGATGCCAGCCATTTCCCAGCTGGGATCCTTTTGAATCAGATTTTTGTAGTGGCTGACCTGCGTTTCATAGGAGTTAGCCTGTTCATCGAGTTCAGTAGAAACGCGACAATAGGCAGCAACTCGCAACCTTTCTGATTGTGGTTCATCTTGAGAACGATTAATGCTGTTGCCGCGTTGTTGATGAGCAGGAATGATATGTACTTTACCCAATTAAATCCACCTCGCTTTTAATCGTGCTGTACAAGTATGCAGCTTGCTTGATTGGATCATTGAATCGTTGATGAATTATTCCCCGATAGAAATGTTCACTGACAGGCTGTTTATTAACAAGATGTTCGGTCAAACTCAACCCGCATTTAAGCTGGAAACAGATTTCGTGCTGATTAAGGACCTTAATTGATTGGACATAGGTTAGAAACAGTGCCGGATCAAATGTATTTAGAAATTGATTTTGCTGGCACCAGCGGAGAAGTTCACGAAAGTCCTCCAGATTATTGGCATCGTCAGTGTGACTACTGTTAATTTGTTTAATTTGCTGTTGAATTTGACAGGTGCTTTGTTCCAGTTCAGCGGTTTGATTGATATACAATGATTGATCAATTAAGCCTGCCTGTAACAGCTTATTTAATGTTTCCGACTTGTCATCATTTTCTTTAATCTGCTTGGCAAATTGACTTAGCTTTCCGTCAGGATCATTGATAAAGCTGTCCTTTAATTGTTGTACTAAAGGCAACATTAATAACTTTTTACTGAAGGTCAGTTTATTCATCATGTTGCAAAAGGCGTTTTGGATCCATTCCTCGGCAATTGCTCTCACTGGACATTGCTTTGCGGAGTGCAAATGTTTTTGACAAGCCCAGCAGATTTTATTCGGCCGTGTTTGCCGTTTGAACGTAGAACCGCAATAATCACAAATGAGTTTTCCGGTGAATAGGTAGTGTTGCTGGTATTTGTGATTTCCGGATTCAATGTGCCGCTTTTGTGTGACCTGTTTCAACTGATCTTGGACTTGATTAAAGTCATGATGGCTGATTATCCCTTTATGATGGTCCTCAATTAAATACTGTGCAAGTTCGCCTTGATTAAAGTGTCGGCGATATTGATCATCACGGTAGGTTTTCTGGCATAGCATATCACCGGTATAGTTAATATTGCGCAGGATATTAATGATGGTACTGCTCCACCAATGATGACCACGCTGGGTTTGAATTTGATGAGTATTTAACTGCTTGGCAATATGTCCAGTTGATTGACCTTGTAAGAAGCTGGTGAAAATCTGCTTAATAATTTTCGCTTCACTGGGCTTAATAACTAAGTTGCCATCCTGAATAGAGTAGCCGTATGGTGCTGAAGAAACTTTGAAACTGCCATCCGCAAAACGCTTCCGAATGGACCAGCGTAAGTTACCTGCAGTCGAGTGTGATTCATCCTGGGCAATACTGCTAAGAATCGATAAGAATAGTTCACTAGCCATCTCGCCGGTATTGATCCGCTCCTTTTCAAAGCAAATTGGAATGTTTAATTGTTGCAGTTCACGAACAATTTTTAAACAATCAGTAGTATTACGCGATAACCGGCTGATTGACTTGGTGATCACCAAATCGATCCGGTGGTTGCGACAATCAGATAATAACTTCTTTAGGGCATCGCGCTGGTGCAGTTTGGTGCCTGAAATACCTTCATCAAAGTAGATTCTAGCTAGCTGCCAGTTAGGGTGGCAATTGATATATTCTTGATAATGCTGCCGTTGATTTTCCAAGCTTTCCAATTGTTCAACATTGTCAGTAGATACCCGGCAATAAGCCGCCACTCTTAATTGCTTTACATCACGCTGGTAGCCTTGAATTTTCGTAATGGTTGACATGGCAAACCTCCTTTCGTCAGTGTGGTATGTTAGCTCTGAGTAGCTGATGTATCAACGCTTTCTGGCTTTATTAATGGTGGAAAGGATTGCTGATTCAATTGATCGATTTGCTTGAATTCTTTTTCGGAGAGCAACCCCTTGTTTAGTAGTTTCGTGATGATTTGGTGTGATTGTTGGTAATGAATTTCATCTAATAGCTGTTGTTGCGTTATGCCAGCTTTATTAGGTATCAGTGGCTGGTGAGTTACGGTTTTAACTTGTTTAGTCATTGTAATTACCTCCACTGATAAGCCAGGCAAGTTTAAAAAGTAAACCATCGCAAAAGAAAAAAGCCTGCAGACCGCAGTCCACAGGCTAGAAGTAATTATTAATGATCATTTATGCAGTTGTTGCAAGACGCTTTTTAGCTTGTCGGGAACTGGTAATCCAAGACGACTGGCGTTTTCAAGCAAGGAGATACCTTCATTGGAAATGTAGAAGAAGATAGTAGCCGTTCTAATTGCGGATCCATTCTTCAATAGGTGAATATCAAGGACGTTGGCGATCCCAACTAAAACTAAAATGAGGACTTTGCGCGTAAGACCACGGAAACCAGCTTCGCTTGATAACTTGTGTTCGTTAATGGCGCAGAGAATCCCAGTTAAGTAATCCACTATCATAAAAATCAATAGGGCATACAAGAAATCATCCAAACCGCCCAAGTACCAGCCAAGAAAAGCTCCAATTGCTCCACAACAAGAATTAATTGTAATTGCACTAATTTTCAAGTGTAATCCCCCTTTTGTATTCTGCCTTCAATTCCATAAATTCATGTCCATACTTAACATCGTCAATAAAGCCGATGTCATACCCACGCCCCTCAAACCAGATATTGGTATCTTCATCAACATCAGGCCGGTAACGGATAATGAAGGAGAGCTGTTTTTCAAGTTTGACAGTCACGGCGGTGTAGTATTCCTGACCATGAAGGGCAGATACTTTGGCCCAAACATCGCCTAATTTAACGTTTTTATACATACTCATCCCAGTGTTAGGATTTTCACCCACGTACTTTTCCGTTATCAAAGTAATGCGCTTATTCAATTCGCCGATATCGGCAATTTTACTAACGCGATTATTTTGCTTCTGCAATTAAAATTCCTCCTTCCGGTAAGGGGACAAGATTGCCCGAAGAAATTTAATCATGGCATCAAAATCAGCTGTTTCCCGATATTCATAAAGGTAAGCCACTGTATAGAGAATGGCGGTATGAATATCATCAGGGAGGGGATCAAACGCTGATAGTGGTTGGCGAAGCACATTCTTGACCGTAGCTGTTGCCGATCCAATCAACTTTGTGATGAGGTCATCTTCAACAGTGTTGTCTACTCTCAGGTAGGCTTTTGCTTCGGCCAAAGTAATAGCAGCCACATTTCATCAATCCTTTCTATTTAGCAGCCATGGACAAGGTTTTAATTGCTTCTGGTAGGATAACTTTGCCGTCAACTCGTTGTGAGCCTAAGAAACCAACTTGACCAGTTACGGCATAAAGTTCATTCAGACGTTTGAAAGTTCGGCCTTGTCGATCTGCAATCCAGTAGTAATTGAAGTCCCCAAAGAGAACTGGCTTATTGGAAGCAGACAGTGTCGGCATGAATGGACTAGTGTAAACCGGACAGTTAAGAATTCGGTCTGGTTGGCCCGCCTGAACGGAAGGTTGCCAAATGTACTGGTCATTCTTATCCTTCATTTTGCGGATGACCTTCACAGTATCATCATTCATCAAAAAGACAGCATTTTGACGGTATGGCGCCTTTAAGGAATAGAAGAGATCGATTAAATCATCAAAAGTTAACGTATCGGCCTTAGTAGCTGTGGATCCGGCTGAAGCACCATTAGTGTCAGTTAAGATGCCAGTAGGTTGACCAGTACCGGTACCGGTTAAAAAGGCTTGTTCTTCGGCATTACCGAGTCGGCGGCCAAATTCATCAGAGAGATAGGACATCAAATCAAATGCGGAATCGTTTAGTAATTCTTCCGACACTTTGATTAGGGTTCCTAACTTATGGGCGCCTAGTGACACCTGACTAAATTGCGTGTTGGACTCTGTGTAGGCTGCTTCTTCTTCAAGCCAAGCAGCTGTTCCTTCGCTGGCAACAACCGGAATCTTGTGTTCACCGCTGTTGGTTTGGATGACATGGCTGATGGTTCGTAGGACATTTGCTTCTTGCAACTTTTGGATAAGTTGGTTTTCAAATTCGTCGGGCACTAGGAAGCCACCGTCTGGATCCGTACCTTCTTTCAGTGCATCAACGACCGCATGACCACGCATCATTTGCCAGAAATCTTTTGCATAAGCCTCCTGGCCCTTTGGTA